TGTGCCCAAAAGTCTTTGTCATTGTGTACGTCACCTGACAAGTGTGTCCAATGTGGACGCATTGAATTGACCCAATGTTCAACTAGGTCAAAGTTTTTAACGAATTCTTGTTCTGTCATTTCTGTTCCTTAAATTTACAAGCGATCAACTTGTATATTGTACTTAGTGTATCAGCAAAAAGCAAGCGGTCAAATGGCCAAAAAACAGCAAATTTAGATTTGACATGTGCAGGTTTTCATGTATAATTACTGTATGCGCTGATGCAATGTCAGCGAGTAGCACTGGGTGTATTTTAGTCATTTCCAATCCCAACTGCGGCTTCAAGACCTGGACTTTCTGATCAACTGTTTACCGTGGCAACACAAAAGGGTCTCGTATGCTTATGCCACTTGTTTGATCCGCATGTTGATCTTGTTGATGGTATAGCGGCTCACACCATACTTGATGGCAAGTTGTTGTTGACTCAGCAGGCCCAAGCGCAAGTCCTCTGCCACAGCGGCATGATCCAAGTTCTTTTGTCCATAGTTGTGTTTTTCAGGTGCATGACCTTGTGCTTTTTTATCTTTAATGTAATAGATGGCACTGGTATGTGCTGACAATTGTTTTGCAATTTCAGCCACACTCATGCCTTCATCCAGCAGGTCATAGACCAAGGCATGATCCAAGATTTGACTTGGATTAGATAGATCCGTTGTCATAGGTGTTGACCAATCAGGTGGCAAAGCCTTGGGCCATGAATACCAAAGATATATGGCACCAGCTGCCTTGAACCGTTGAAGTTGTTCAAACACCTGATCCTTGGGAGTGGCACAAGCCATGCCTGTTACAAGTTTATTTTCTGCTCGTGTGTAGAAAAATAGTGTGTAGTCATCCGTCTCTGGCACAGGGCGTCCACGGGGAAACACAGCGGCTGTGCTGATGCTTAGATAGTTGGGAGTACTGTGAGCCATTTGAATTGTTTGTGCTTCTACAGCTCTGCACAACCAACGACGCGGTAGGCCTGGTTGTGCTGTGGGCGGCAATGCTGTGCCAGTGCTGACACGTATCCAACGATTTTCTTCCATACCAGTAGTTATTACTTGATATGGGTCAGTAGGTATCCTAAAAATCCAACAAGTGCCACAATCACTGTGGCACAGCCACCAATTATGGCTTGATAACTGGTGCCCATACGATTGTTGATCAAGTCTTTGATTTCGCTTAGATTTCTTTGATTGTCATTTTTAAAATTGGAAAAATCATTATGTAGTTTATCCATGCGAACTTCAACTAATTCAATCTTTTCTTCTAGTCTGGCATAACGCTCTGCACACAGTTCCACATGTGTGGCCAAATCTGTTTCTTCTCTACTCATACAGGTCCTTATACTGCGGTATCATCGCTGACATAATTCCAGCGACTGTTTGTGGTATCATAGTAAGCCATACGGCCTCCATTGCCAGTGCTGTTGCTGATACAAATCTGTTGTCCCACAGCACCACCGTTGAACTTGATTGTTCCACCTGAAGTCCATGCACCTGGGTCAGTGGCTTTGGCAAAACCCACAAAAGTATTTCCAACGTTGGTCACTGTGTAAGTGCCGTTGTAAGCACTGGGTGTAACACCTGCAATCACGATACTGCTGCCTACTGGCACAGGAAATGCACCTGAACTGGTAAAAGTTAAAAAAGCAATGCCATTTGACCAAGCGGTAGATCCTGTCACTGCCAGGGTACCGTTGGCAGCCACTGTTGTAAAAGTTGGAAATGCCACTGGCACTGTGAATGCTGCCTTGGCAGTATCCATGGTCAAATAGGTCTTTGAAGTGGCTATTGCACCTGAGATCACATTGTCAGCAAAGGTATAACTGGCACTCTTGAAAGCTGTTGGACCTGCTGGGTTCAACTCCATAAAGTTGAATACATTGTTGTTTGTTACAGGCGCATTGCTGTTGTATCCACGAATACGATATGTGGCTGCACCGTTTGTGACTTGGTTTTGACTAATAGTACCACCTGAGGTATATGTGCCTGGATCCACTGCGGTCAAGAATGTAAGCGAGCTGGTGGTGGCACTTATCACAGTAAATGTGCCATTGTAACTGCCTGAACCTGAACTGACTACACCTGCAATGGTAATAATACCTTGACTATACGGTGCTGTGTTTTGTGTGGTATAGGTTACAGTGGCTATGCCGCCTGTCCATGACGCACCTGTAATTGTGGTCACAACTGCGGCATTGGCATGTGTGCCTGAACTACGACCCTGAACTTGTAAGGGCCAGTTACCACCACCACCACCAGCTGCCATGGCCGCTTGGTTGGTAAAATTGGTTGTAGCATATGAACCATAGTTAATTGAACCAAGGTTGGTGTTGTTGGTTGTGGCTAAACCACCTGCACCTACTGCTGTAATTGTGGCACCTGCACTATAACCACTAAATGTTGCTGGAATAGTAACACTTGAATTTGTGATATAACTAATGGTCTTATTACCAGATACACCTGAAATTGTTACACTTTGTCCAATAATATATGGTATGGCACTGGGTTGTGGATTAGTAAAGTTAATGGTTGTTGTAGCACTGGCTGTGATTGAACCAGATTCTGTTTGCAAAACCAAACTGTTGAATGTTTGTGTGCTGTAAGTTCCTGTGCCACCAGGTGTTCCTGTCAATTGACCAGTGATATAAACAGTTATTACTGAACTGGGAATTGGAGCAACACCTGATGTATTTGTCAACTGTTGGCCTGCTTTGAGCGTGCCTGAAGTTGCTGTAACTGTTAGCACACCTGCGGCAAATGATCCAGTAAATGTAAAACTACTTGTAGTAACTGCTGATCCTGTTGTAACATAACTTGTGCTGTTGCTGGCGCCCAGGGCTCGCATCATACTCAATGTTGGGTTTGTGCCTGAATCACTGGCAAAGTTACGAAGTGTAACTTGTGAACCATAACCATACAAGCCACCTGCACTTGAAACAATGTCAAAGCCGTTGGCTCCAGAGTTGTTCATGTTGTCGTTTGGTGGCGTGTATGAATCATTGAATGTGGCTGTGATTGATCCATGCAAGCGTGTGTTGTCCACAAGTTTGGCTGTTGTTATGCCATACTGGTCTATTGACAACATGGCTGTATTGGCAACACCACCGTTGTAAATTGTTAAACCATCTGCGGCACCTACGCTGATACGTCCATTACCTGTGGCATAATCCATGACAATGCCATCTGTGTATGTGGCATCCATGATGCCTTTGGCATACATGCCTTTGGTGGCAATCACATTGCCAGTTGAGCTAATATCACCAGTAATTGTGTTACTGTAAGTTACTTCTTTGGTTGTAGCATTGTATTGTATTATGCCATCAGCACCAGTGGCATTACGAACAGGTGCTACATAAAAACTATTTGTTTGGCTTGCAACACCATTTACACTTGAACCTGTGGCATTAAGAATAATTGTATTTGCGGCTTGATTTGTAGCACCAGCGGTATTACCAACGGCCACTGAATATGCACCTTGACTTGTAGCACCAGCGTTTGCACCAACAGCTACAGCATAATTACCTTGGCTGGTACGACCTGAACTTTGACCAACAGCTACAGATTGAATGCCTTGACTTGTGTTACCAGCTTGATAACCAACAGCCGTGGCTGTTGAACCTTGACTATTTTGACCAGCCCAATAACCAATAGCTGTAGAATTAGGCCCTTGACTTGTGCTACCAGCCGCAACGCCAACGGCCACCGCCGCTACGCCTTGACTTGTGCTACCAGCACCATTACCAATGGCTACTGATTGATTACCTTGACTTGTATTACCAGCTTGCTGACCAATTGCTATTGAATATTGACCTTGATTGGTTTCACCTGCAAAAGTGCCAATGGCTACTGCTTGTGTACTTTGATTTGTTTGACCTGCTTGATTACCAATTGCAACACCACCAGTCTGACTGGTCTCACCTGCATAATAACCAATTGCAACACTGCCAGAGATTTGATTACTATTACCAGCATATGCACCAATAGCAACAGCTTGATAACTTTGATTATTATTACCAGCATTATAACCAATAGCTACAGCACCATCAGCTTGACTTGTAGTGCCAGCGCCTTGGCCAAATGCAATAGCTTCACTTGATGTGTCTTTTATTACAGCACCATTGGCCAATGTAATTGTGTTAAATGTTGGATTTGATGTCCAAGATAAAATACCTGATCCATCAGTAGTTAATATTTGATTTGCTGAACCATCAGCGGCAGGAAATTTATAATTTGGAAATTGTGTAGTTCCATCTAAGTTGAACACCCAATTATAACTGGTAGGAGTAATATTGTTTGATGTATTGATGGTTGTTTTACCAGCACTGTCAATGGAAATTTGACTAGATGTATCTACGCCAAAATTATAATATGAAGCAGATAATATGCTAGCGGTTCCAGATAATGATAATTGTTTTGATAAATGTGCAGAAGATGGAGCATTGATTGTGCCAAATGTTACAGTAGCACCTGGGCTTACATCTTGTCCAATAGCAATATTAATTTCAGATGAACTTGTATCACTGACAGTAACACCAGTTCCGCTTGTAACTTTAACAGTATTGGTTGTTGAATCACTGCCAGTTAATGTTAAATTGGCTCCACCTGAAGTTGAACCAGCTGTATAAGTGTATGTTGTATTTGTATCTGGATTTGGTACCCAACTTAATACACCACCTGTTGTTCCAGATAGCACATAACCAGTGACTGCTGGTAATGCACTTGGCAATGTATATGCTTGACTGCCAGCAACTGCTGGACTTGATAAACTTACTGAACCGCTTGTTGCACCATTTAATGTCAATGATGTTTTTGCTGTTAGAGTACCTGCTGTGACTATATCGCCAGTTGCGGCATCTACGGTCATGGTATCGCCAACGCTCAGGCCTTGACGTACTTTAAAATTTACATTTGTTGAAGACATAATTCACTATCCTTATGTTGTTATCGCTGTTGCGACAATTTTGAATGTTGTTACTGCGTTTGTGGGTGTAGCATCTAAACGGAATGTTCCTGAACTTACACGTTCTAATCTAAATGTTGCAAGATCCACTGATCCTGTTTTTACATCTGCATATTGAGTCAAGCGTGTGTTATCACCTGTGGGATTGACTATGCCCAACATTTCAATGGCCTGATAATCTGTCCCTGAAATAATTTGCACTATAAATTTAACTGTGGCAAGATTATTGGTTCCATCACCATTGCCAGTAAATGTCATAATAATTTGATTTGGACTAGTAGTTGAACTGGTATATGTTGCCACACGATTGGATGATATTTGACTACCAGATGATTGATTAAGGTTACCATTTAATGTTAAATTGTTAAATGTTGGACTGTTTGATGTAGCAATTGATTGTGGTAAACTTAATGTTACTGCACCTGTGCTGGCACTTGCAATAACTTGGTTTGTTGTTCCAGTGATACTTGTTACACCAGTATTGGTAACACTGATTTCAGTTGCGCTTACATCAGCAACAGTAATACCAGTTCCACTGGAAACTTTGACCGTATTGGTAGTTGAATCACTGCCTGTTAATGTTAAGTTGGCTCCACCTGTTGCGGCACTTGCTGTAAATGTATAATTTGTGCCTGTATCTACGCCCCATGACAACACACCAGCTGTGGTTGATTTTAAAACATAATTGTTTACTGCTGGATAAGCTGTGGGCAATGTATAAGTTTGACTGCCTGCCACTGCTGGCGCTATTAGACCAACTGAACCACTTGAACTACCATTTAATGTTAATCTATTTGCTAGCGTAACTGTGCCAGCTGTAAAGTTGCCACTTGAATCACGTGCAACAATAGTTGAAGCTGTGTTGGCACTTGTAGCATCAGTACCAATAGTGACTGCACCTGTTGCACTACTTACTGTGATATGTGTACCAGCAACTGCGCTGGTTACACCTGTGTTGGTAACAACAACATCACCTGTTGTTGGACTTACACTAATACCTGAACCTGAACCTGTGACACTTGTTACTAGACCATTACCAATGTTGAAATAATTTGTGCCATCATTGGTATATTGCCAATGATCAGTTGATTCATTCCATTTGATTGATGTATCTGGACTTGTGCCGCGACTTGCTGTCAATAACATGTCCAAGGTTGGAGTGCTAAGTTGTGCGGCATTGCCTTTAAACTGCGAACCAAACATTCTCAATTGGCCATCACTGCGAATATCAAACAATGTGGTTGGTGTGGTATCTAAGTTATTGCGGAATGAAAAATTACCTGTTGATCCACCTGTGTATAAACGAGCTGTATTTGCACCTGTCAAATAATCCACCCACAAACCAGTTGTAACAGGAACGCCACCACTGGTTGTAATTAAAACACCTTTGTTGGCATACAATGGATTTCTAATTGTTGTTGTTCCAGTTGCGGCACCAAGTGTTAATGTTGTTGCGGCACCAGCAATGTTGGCTGTTGTGGCCGTTGTATTGATTAAGTTAAATGTTGTTTGGTTAGTATTAATGTCTCCGCCATTAACTGCAATGTCACCAGATAGAGTCATGTTAACAAAATTTGGACTTGCGCTGGTTGCTACGTCTTGACCAATTGCAATAACACCAGTTGATGAATTATAAGTTACACCAGTGCCACCACTCAAAGCGGCTCTTGCTAATGCGTTTGAGAAATATAAATTTGTTGTGCCCTGTGGAATGTTATCACTGTTTAAACTAACAACACCAGTTTGTCCGTTAACGCTGACAACACCACCTGTGCTGGTTGCACTGATAACACCAGTTGTTGAATTATAGCTGATACCAGCGCCAGCACTTAAACTGGCTCTTGCTCTGGCATTGGTGTAATATAAGTTTGGTGCGCCTTCTGGAATGTTGGTTGTTGTTAAACTAACTGCACCTGTAAAACCGTTAACACTTGAAACTGCACCACCACCTGATCCACCTGTGTTGGTAATAACACCTGTTGCTGGATTATAGCTGATACCAGTACCTGCTGAAATAGCACTACGAGCACGTTGTGTTGTGTAATATAAATTTGTGCCTTCTGGCAGGTCTGTTGTTGTGTGATTGGCAAGACTTGTTACTTGTCCAACAATGGGATTTGTAACTGTTAAATTTGTGAATTGAGCACTATCAGCAATGAAAGCACCACCAATGACCAAGTCATTGTTGATTGTGGTTGTGCCTGTATCCGCACCAATGCTGACTGTGGTTGCGTTGCCACCAATGTTTACTGTGGTAGCTGTGGTATTAAAAATGCTGGCTGTGGCCGCATCAGTAATGATATTACCACCTTGAACAATCAAATTGCCAGTAACAACAAGGTCACCTGTCAAAGGAGGGACTGGAACATTGTCCGTTGGATACAAGCTGGTTAAGTTTGATCCAGCAATATTAGTTGTGCTTTGGCTTGTGCCGTACAAAGATGTATTGTTATTTGGCATTGTGGTTCCTTATTTGATGTTGTACTGACGATACTGGCGTGGTTGCCACACACTGGTCAATCTTGTATGTCCACCTGACCACTTGCCCAAATTATTTTGATCCTCAACAATGTTCCATGCATCAGTAAACTTGGCTTGATATACTTGTGCATCAGTGTCATTTTTACGCTTGATATAGTATTCACGCAAGGTGCTATACACATAACCTTCAGCCCATGTTTGTAGCACTGCGTTTGTTTGAACTGTGTCGTTGGTGCCAATGATTGGAGTGTACAACAAGGGCCAAGCCTTGTAGTAATACAAGTTGATCAGGTCACCTTGAGCCACATAAGGCAAGAATTTGTATTTGCCAGCAACTTCTGAAAACTTACCACGAATAACTGCTGGCACGTTTACTGGTTGCAAATACAACTGAGCAATCATGCCTTGTGTGATAATGTCACGATCACCAATGCGGTCATACACAATCCAAGGACCTGTTTGACTTGATTGATTACTCATTGTGCTGAATGTCAATGTGCCTGACACTGTGCCTGTATTGGGCAAGTTTAATGTAAGAATAGTTCCAATACCACCTGCGCCATTGATGTTACTGATTGTTGCACCTACAGCAATACCAGTACCACTTACCAGCATACCATTTTGTAGGGCTCGTGCTGGAATACTTGTTAAGGTAATTGTATAACCTGCTGTTGAACCTGTTGCTGTTGCTGTAGTACTAACTTGTTGACCTTGTTTAAAAAACAAGATAGGCTTGTTCATGTCACTGGGAATAGGGATGCCACCAAATTGATCAACAACACCAATGTTGACTGGATCATATGGATCACTACGTAAGGCAGGCAATTCAATGTTTCTCATTGACAACTCTGCCAAGAAAATACACTGCTTAATTTCGTTTGAATCTGTACTGCCAGTGAAGTCTTTGATAAAGTCCACTAGCGCATCAGCGGTTGGTATAACAAACATTGTTTAATGTCCTTGAAAATATTTCTTTTCACCCTTTTTCGTTGGGTAAGGCACAGCAACTGGAATAGGCAGTTTGCCACCTGGATAGCAAACATACTCTGGATATTCAGTTTCTACCACTCTGTAGAATTGTGCTTTTAATGTCCTATCGTTTTTAAGGGCATTCCAAGGAATACCATCAAAGTATTGATCACTAATGCGAATGGCAATTACCGTTGGCAAGTCCATCCACTTATATGTTAATTTACCATCTTCACCAATGGGTGCCAATGGGTCCAACATGCCTGCTTCAGCAGTTTTTCTGTATTCACGCACAGCGGCCTTGATGGCATCTGTATTCTTTTGTTCACGTTTGATGTAAAACTTACCATCTTCACGACCAGTGGTAACAATGATATTACCGCTTTTGTTTTCACTTGTTCTTGACCAATCACCTTTCATGCTATTGTAAAGGTCATTGTTTTTTAATAGTCTGTCAGCAACACCATTATGGCTTGTTACTACACCACCATGATCTTGACGCCAATAATCCAAGTTTTTCTCTGGATCTGTATTGTTTAGGTATTCTGGTTCATTAATATTGTTCATATGAGTATTTAGTGTCATAAAGAAAGGGCCCAAAGGCCCTTTCTGTGTTCAACTTAACTTGTTTAAAAATTAAGGTGTAACGTCGCCAGCACCTGAGTTTACACGTTGTACCAATGCGGCTGGACGTGCGCCTGGTAAAGAGGCTTGAGCTGTAGTACCTGCTGTGATGTTGTTCAACATACCAACACCTGCTGGGTTACGAACAATTAGCGTACCTTCCATGATGAACTGGTCTAAACTAGCGTCAGCGTTTGAGAACACTTCGTTGTTAGGACCTAGGTCACGCAAGCTACCCCACTGAACAACATCTTCATTCAAGAAGTAAATGCTGTTAGGAACTACTTGGTCCATGATCCATGAATCATAAACTTCGTAGCTGTAGTTGAAGTCGCCTTCATAAGTTTGAATAGTGTCACCACGAGCACTGTCAACACGGTTGATACCACGTGATTGTGTGATGTTGTCACTGATACTTGTGCGTAGGCTTGTTGGAGCAACTACAGTGCGAATTTTTGCATTGTAACGTTGTTCAGCAACAGTAACCAACTGCTTGTATAACGCTGGGCTGAAATACTGGTTAGTAAATGTGCCTGAGTAGAAGTTGCTACCGTTAGCGTTGATGTTCAATACGTTAGAACCTTGGCTTGCGCTGTCAGTTGATTCGTTGTTGGTGAATGTGTCTAAACCACTCAATGTGCCTGATGTTGTATTGAAACTCATTGTGCCTGCAAAAGAACTCAATGAACCCATACGACGACCAGTTTGACCACTTGGCAAGCCTGAAGCTGAACCAGATTGACCAGCATACTTTGTACCAATTTGGTCGTTACGAACTAATTGTAGTTCAACGTCAAACATCAATTCAATCAATTGCTTGACTTCTTGGTATGCTTGTGGGTCACCACCAGATTGCATAACTGCACGAGCTGTACCTGAAGCGGCAATAACTGTGCTGAAAATCTGTGTGTAGTTGCCTAAGTTGTAACGTTGGTTGCTTTCAGCTTGGCTTGTAGCAACTGTTGCGCCTTCAACTTGGGCTTGCACTGCTGGAGCGCGATAAATGTCATCTGTCCACAATGGTAATGTGCTGTTAACTTTACGCTTCTTGCTCATTGCCATGTTTAAAACAGGAGTGTCATCCTTGACACGGTTTGATACGTCTAGGTCTAAGTCTTTGACAACGATGTCGCTACCGTATGCTGTAGTACCGTTACCAATTTGACTTGTTGTAATTTCTGCCATGATTTTATTTCCTTTAAATTATGGTTATCTACCACCCCTACTGGCACGAATACTCTGTAATCGTTGCGTTAGTAGGTTGTCTGCGGCTTTTTTATCACCGCTCTTGGCTTGTTCACGAAGTTTTGTAAGTTCATCACCGCTTCCGCGATTGTTACTTGTTGAGCCTTTTCTTTGAGTAAGTGCTGCCATACTAGATCCAGCGGATTTGGTTGTAGGCTTTGACCTATACTTTAATCCATCTCTTACCAAGCTTAACAATTGCTCATTGCTTGATAATAGATCAATATTTGGCACACCAGGAATTAATTCTTCTTTAGCACCAGGCCATACTTTTTCAATCTTAGAACGAACTTCATTAAAAATGTAATCATTCTTTAATTCTTTGTCCTGGAAACCCTTACGGGCTGTATCCAAGGCTTGTACCACTTGCTGATTACGAATCTGCCTAAACTGCTCTACTGCTGGCTGCAACTGCTGAATAGTCTGCTGTTGCTGGCGAATGTATTGCTCGTTCTGTTGCATACTCGCTTGGATCCTGGCTCTCGCCGCTGGGTCCTGTGTTCTTGCTATCTGTTGCTGAAATGTAGTTTGATAATTTTGAGTTTTCAAAATTTCATCATACGCTTTTTGCAACTGTGGCTGAACAGTGAATTCCATAGCTAGTGTCAAATTTTCTTGTCTGGCACGATGCTCACCTAAATACTCATTAAACTCAGCTCGTTCAATTTTTAACTGACGTGCTTCTTCGTGTATTGCTGATCCTTGTCCTAGAATACTTGCTGCCTTTTTAGCATCAATTACAACTTCCTGGCCATTCTTCATAAATTTGAATTTGGCATTTGGGTTCGTTTCTGCGAACTCAATAAAGTCAATTAATTCGTCTGCTGTACTATTATCATCATTACTATCAGAGCTTACAGTTTCCTGGGCATCTGCTTCTTGACTGGCTTCTTCATATCCTGTGTCTTCAGTATCATCAATTTTGGCACCAGCGTTTTCATCGCTGTTGGCCACAGGGCCTGATGGTTCTTCTGCCACGCCATCTTGACCTGTTGCATCCTGTTCAGACTGCTGTCTAATTAGATTACGCTGTGTGCCTTCGCGCATAGCGGTCATTTTAGCGGCAATTTGTGCATCTAAACTTGGAATTGCACTTGATTCAGTGACCGTGCTAGGTATAGCATTAGGGCTGACTTCTGTTGTCATATCTTTCCTTAATTGTATCAAAGGCCGTGAAGGTTACTTTGTATCTTTTATTTATATCCGTAATCTCATTGATTACCAGAATCTAAATTCTTTTCTGCTTGTAACAGTCTATTCTTTTTATAAACTGCACTTTTCAAACTGTTGATAAATCCATCAATGCCACGCAGTTGATTGGCATAGGCCACACGTTCTGCGTTGGCTTCTTGCGTGTGAGAGTTGATGTTGATCAGTGCGTCATTGACTTCAAACTTAAAATGATGCACAAACATGGCCAAGTCACGATTGGTCAACAGTGATTCTGCTAAACTGCCGTATGTTTTGACAGCATCACGCTGAGCAGGTGTCAAGTTTTTAATATTGCTTGTATCAATGGTGAGACGCCTATTATAAGCGTCCACTGCTTCTTCACTTATCATGTCCGTTCCTTTCTAAATTAACTGTAAACTTTAGGATCGCCTGCTGCCATGGCCATGAAGTCCAATTGACTTTCAGCATCCTGACCAGCAACTTCCATTTCAATTTGCTTGGCCTTGATGTCATTCAAGTTGGCCATTGACAATTTCTGTTTGTCATCTGCGCTTGGTTCTTTGGGCTTGCTTGCGGCTTCTTGACCTTGTTTGATCATGGCTGCAACTTCATCATCGCTTGGCAAATAAGTGTTACAATCTTTGACACCCAACACATACAATGTATCTGCAAATGGCTTCTTAATCTTTTTGTATATATCTGGAGTCATTGCACCTGATTGCATCATACCTTGAACTGTGGCATATAAATCATGTTGGCACTTTTGAATAATCTGTAGTCTACCCAGGGCGTTTTCTTCACTTCTCATTCCAAGACTCAATTCCAAGTGAATTTGTTTACGATCACAAAAGTTCATTTCGTCCCATGACTTGTAATCCAAGAACACAGGTTCTTTGTTTGGATTGCTTGATTGTGCCATTTTCTTAACACCATAGTCATCACCATATTGTATCAAGGTACGCCATACCAAGTATAAGGCTTCTTTAAGACCTTCAGCACTGTTACGAACTGTGTTGTCTTGAATGATTTGATTAGGGCTTAGAGCCATTTGTAATTTAACACCTGAGTTGCCTGGTGCCATTACTTCTGGATTAAACACATCTTGTGGAGTTGTCATACCAACCATGGCCATTGTATCTTGTTGAATACGATTCATGGCCACTTCCAAGAATTGCAAGTTGCCACCTGGAGGAGGCATTTGGTAAATGTCTTTGGCAGGATCAAACTTTGAATCTAAAATAAAGATTGCGGCTTCGCCATCCTGCATCATTTCAAAGTCCACGCGATCTGGTTTGACACCAATACGTGGAGTGGCTGTCAAAAGACCCAATTGTATTTCAGCTCTAGCGGCTGAGGTATTATACTCTTGCATTGGAATAACACTTTCAGCAATGCTCATGCCATAGAAGTTGCCAGGTAATGGCTTTGGACACATGTTGGCCACAGGAATGAATTCAACTTCACGTGCGGAAATAATGTATGAACCTGAATAGATAATTTCAATCAATTCTAATTCGCCATCATCATCAATGTCATATCTATCCCATACAGTAACAATACTAACTTGTCTTGAATCAGGATCAGCTGATGCGGCACTGCTAACAGGAATACCCATAACAGGAACTGAGTCACGTGCATGGATAGCCAAGTTGTTTAGCACTGAGCCTGCTTGGTAAGCACCATTCATGTTGTATTCAGCATGAGTTCTAAATTCTTCTAGGTTGATGCTGGGATATAATTCTAATGCTTCCTGAATGCTCATTGGATCGTAATAACCACAGAATGGTTGATCTTTCATTTCAGGCACTGTTGGATCACAAATCCAATAGTGTTGTGCAATTGGGTGAAACTTGATGTTGACTGTGTAACCAGTCAATTTGTATTTGGCTTTGTATTTTGTATTGCGAGCAACTGCTTCGCGTAAAATATCTTCTTGGCTGTCAATGTGTTCTGCACCTAATGTTTCAACATCTTGACCAAACGTGTCCATGCCATCTTCTTCGCTTGCTGTTTCAGCAAAACGTTGTGCAATTGAATCTGTTAGATCAGTGTCTTGTTCGCCTAATGATTGCTTGACTTCTGCCATTACTTTTAGAATGTCAACACTTTCACGACGGCGGCTTTGACGTAGGGCTGTTAGTCCAGATTCAGCGGCTTGTAATTCAAATGCCTTTAGCTCATCTGCTGTGCCACTTGTTTCAACATAACGTGTAACTTGTTCACGCACAGGTTTGACCATCATCATACCATTTTTATGCATACAAGCATCCATGACCCAACGATTTAAAATAAAGTGTGGATCATTCATTTGGTTAACTACTTTGTTGACCATGTTGGTTGCTTGACGTGCGGCTTCTTCATCACTTTCATCATCAGCAACAAACTCAAAATTAATTTCACCATTGGGCATTAGACCTTTGCTGATAACTGCTGTGGCATAATCAACAACAGGTTTTACACTTGGGTGAATGTAGTCAATACCATTGACAGGGGCTGTACTATCAGTTACAGCTAGACACAGATAGTGATAGTCGCTGGCTCTGTTAACAGCGTTTTTGGTGCCCAGGTAACGCAAATAACTTGCCATCTTAACATCCATTTGATTCTTTAAACGAACAAAGCGGCTGTTGATGGGTTTATTTTGGTTAATATCCTGTATGGCTATATTTTTGATATCCAGCATTATACGTGGTCTCCTAATGCTCTATTTAGCATTGGCTTTAGAGTCATCTGGCTTGGACTCAGGTTTGGTTTCTTTGACTTCTTCTTTGACATCGCGCTTGCCAAATATCTTGTCCCAGTTGTCTCTAATTTTATTTAGATCTTCTCGTCTACGATTTGAACCTTTACTCATTAAAAATATTCTCCTGGTAATATAATTCTTGGTTGTGCTTGTTTCATTCTTTCAGCATAATCTTTAGCAATCACTAGGTCACAAGCATGGCAGTGTTTGGGTGTGTCTTCTTGTTCTAATTCAAGTATGGTATGCGGAACTGATTGTTCCATCATCACAGCTTCAAATGCTTGTGCATGTCGTTCACAAACAACTACAGGAGTATTAGTTCCTGCTGTTACTAAAAACTTTGTTTCCATATTAATCTCCAGGATTCATTACCTGTTTCCAGGCGGCTCTATTGCTGTTATCTTTTACAACATATCTATCTCTCTGAGCCAGCATTCGTTGTTGTGGAGTTCTATTATCCCATGGCTCTGCAAGTCCTTGAACACAAGCCAACAACGCATACCTTGCACTATCAATACAATCGTCAGGGTCTGAGAAACGACCTTGTGGGTCAACGTGATAATTTTGTGCTTCCTTTAAGAACTCAGTGCAATTTGAATTGATCATCAACGAGCCAACTTCCATCATCTGCCTCATTTGATTTATGCCGTAGCTCTTGTGGTTTGTTACCCTTCCTTCTTGATCAGGTGGATTCATAATTGCTTTGTGATATACATTGAGTTCATAACTTTCAAACAGTTCACGTATTGAGTTTGAACTCATGGTGTATCTGCCAGGAGTAGATGCATCAGCAGGTAGAAAAATAGGAGTACCAAACACTTCAGGACGAAGTAAATGATTGATATACTGACTGGGCACAGCTTCTTCAATACCCTGCACAGTAATTTGTTTATGTAAGTAAGCAGTTCGTTCATAAGGTTCCCAATACATTAAACTTATCACAGTTTTGTCATTGACTAAACCCAAGTCAAGTGCAATAACTCGCTGTATGTTTGGTATGCGTGTAAAATCAATTTCACCTGTGTTATATGTTGGCCAATCACGAATTTGAAACACAGCACCTTTGCCCATAACAGGTTTACCAGCAATACGAGCTTCTCGTTCATGTGGCAAGTAGTCACGTTCCAATTGTCTGCGTGTTTCTTTTAACAAGAATGGCTGATGCCAAGGATCATATTCAGGCACATCGTCCCAGGCCACTCTAATGTATTCATAGCCTTCTTCGTTGTTCCAAAACTTGCTTACTAGTCCATTAAGACCTTTGAGTGGAGTAAATGAACACAGCACTTGTCCTTGTGTGGTAGCTGTTCGCGTTACCAATTCACTGAACACATCATCTGGTGGTTGTTCGTCAAATACTGCTAGATCCAGTTTGAAACCCTGTAGCTGGCGAACTTCTTGTGTGTAGTTGCCAAAGATCAGTGTGCTTTTTTGACCAGACGTGTGTTTAATTTCAACTGTAATACAATTGGCA